TGAGATCGAGTAATCAACTGGGTGTCACCCCCAATTGTTACTAAACCAGTACCAGCATTTAAATAATTATATGATGCTAACATAAGTCCAGCATGAAATGGTGTACCATTTACATAAAAAGTAATCTTCAAATCACCCTTAATAAGTTGATAATTTTGTAACTTATTTGATACAGCTGCATTGGCTAGAAACAAACTCCAAGGTGTCAAATTTTGTGAAAAATGAGCACCAACAGCCCATGTATATGTGGCTATTTGTACTTTCCTCTTCAAGAAATTTGAAATATCAGCATCTGATGAAAAAGCATCATCTAATGATAAAGGCTTGGAATTTGATCCTTCAATGAGTGTATGCATCGAGCTTGATGCATGTACATTAGTAGTAGTACTACTACTAGATTGTGTTTCTAAAAGAAACATGTCCACAGATACCTTCTGCGGAAGGAGTAGGTTACTACCATTTTTGTTTAAGCATTCCATGATGTCTTAACATAAAGCCTATTACAGCCGGTTAGTTTTAATTCCATACGATTGAGCTTTACTAACATGATCTCAACGACATACAAATTGAATTAGTGTATGTTCTAATAAGGTTATAGTTCTTCAACTGCTCTCTCACTAAGTTGGAGGGTTAAATGAACCGTAAAACGCCATCCTCCCTCTGCTACTAGTGATTTATGAGAAATATAATGATACTAAGCATTTCTAACCCAATCACGAGTTACCTCGTATGAGTAGAAATGTTGAGGTAAGAAGAATCTTTTAATCCCAGGAAATTCTTCCAGGATCGCTTCCATACTTCTACACCTATCGTTGTAATGTTCTCTACCATATAGACTCCACTCTCTACGTGCGGCAAGATAGCATTGCGCCAATTGTTCTTCATGACTAATATTTCCTTTATCAACATACATTGTTAATGATTTAAAAATACTCTTCTCACTCAACTGTCCAACTGTCCAACCATCAACAGTTCGAAAATTACGTTTAAGAAAATCAACATCGTCAATGTGAATAAAAGGCACGCTAGCTGTTTCCTTATCAGCCATAGTATAAGGTATACCATGCTCGCGTAAAACATTAGAAATAGTTGTGTGATTAAAATCTTTCAAAGCTGAACTCATTGCATTATCATCACCTAATGTGATTAATGCAACGTTATCTCTGAAAGTGGTAAGTGGTTTATCTCTAATAATATTTTTATAAGCATAACGTATATATAAGGAATTGGATACACTATTGATAATGACCGTTAAAGGTGTTCCAGATGAATTACCACCAAAAAATTGGATAACATCACCATTCATGTTAGTAACGGGAAAAGCAATATCTGTGGCTATTCCACGTATTATTAACCTGTCCTCATAAGATAAGGGTTCATGTGTTTCCATTAATTCTTGCAATACATAAAAATCACATCTGATAAGGGCAGCAGGCATATTTTTATCATATGCTGAATAATCACCAGCTATCATATTAT